ATTTCTTTACCATTTCGCATAAACTTAAACTTAGCGTTTGGATTAGTTTCTGCAAATTCAATAAAGTCAATCAATTCTTCGCTAGTACTATCATTACTATTGTCGCTTACCTGTTCTTGTTGTTCAGGGGCTTGAATTTCTTGATTGGCATCTTCAAATATTTCGTCACTGGTATCAGCAACTTCGGCTTCAGCATTATCGCTTGGGGCCACAGGGCTTGATGATTCTGCCGTCACATCTTGTCCTGTTGCAGTCTGTTCAGTAGCACGTAGTTGATTACGCTCGGTCTGTTGACGCATTGCGGTCATTTTCTGTGCTATGCTCTCTAAACTAGGTACTGCGCTTGATTCAGTGGCCGTACTCACAGGAGTATTAGGGCTGATTTCTGTTGTCATTAAATTTTTCCTTTTCTATTACTCGGGCACGTTAGTGTTACCAAGTTTATCTTTCAAATATACTGCTCTTTTCAGAGAAGTAATGAAACTTTCTATTCCAGCGAGTTCGTTTGAAAACGCAACTCGTTGCATGTTATCTTCTGGAGTATGACCTCTTATACTTGATAAGTTGTCTAATACTTCAAACTTATAATGGTGAACAAACATTGCTAAATCTTTATTTTTTAGCAATGCTTCTGCTTGGCTTCCATAATGTCTTACTCTATCACTTTGTGCTGGAGTAAGTTTATTAATGTTACTAGCGTTTACAGTTAATCTATTATTAAAGAATTCAATACTATCTTCGTTTATCATTACAATTCCATTGTGTATAATCTATTTATACTTAAATCATATTAATAAACTTTTGGATTTCCTTGTGCCATTGCCATATACTCTAATTGACTTTTTGCATTGTTACCAACAGTTTCTGCTTGTACCTGTTGTGCTTTTGCTTGATTCAATGCCGCAGTACTTAAATTGCGTTGATCCTCTGGAGTAGGTGTCTTTGTTTTAGCCGCTTGTTGACCTTGTTGTATCATTTGCTTGACTTCATCATCACTTGGCAAATAAACATCAGCATCTTTAATACCTAAAACATATAGTGTATCAGCAAATGGTTTTTTAACTTTATGATACATGTCTGGAGTTAATGTACCTGCACTAACCATACCTGACACAGTTTGATATAAATCACTTTGACATTTTTGAATGATTTGTAATCTACCTAACGCATTTTCTTGACTCATCATACCCAATGCTAATTCCAAATGCAATTGCTTTCTATCACAGAAGTTCATATCGTCCCATGCTTTGTAATCTAAAAACACAGGTAATTTATCAGGGTGAAACTTTTGTGCTAATTTCTTAACGCCATAATCATCACCATATTGTATCAATGTACGCCATACCAACCATAATGCTTCACGTAATCCTTCAGCACTATTACGTACAGTATTGTCTTGTACAATTTGATTTGGTGTTAATGCAAGTTGCAACTTGACACCGCTATTGCCTGGTGCCATGACTTCTGGATTAAACACATCTTGTGGTGTTGTCATACCAACCATTGCCATTGTATCTTGTTGTATGCGATTCATAGCAACTTCTAAAAAGTCTAAGTTACCACTTGGGGGAGGCAATTGATAAATGTCTTTTGTTGGATCAAACTTGCTATCTAATATAAAGATAGCACTTTCGCCATCTTGTAACATTTCAAAGTCAAGTCTGTCTGGTTTAACACCAATACGTGGTGTAGCAGTTAATAATCCCAATTGTATTTCAGCACGTGCTGCCGCTGTGTTGTATTCTTGCATTGGAATAACACTTTCAGCAATACTCATACCATAGAAGTTACCTGGTAATGGTTTAGGACATAAATTTGCTACTGGAATAAATTCAACTTCTTTTGCGCTAATGATATAACTACCACTATAAACAATTTCAATTAGTTCTAATTCACCATCGCCATCAATGTCATATCTGTTCCATACTGTAACAATACTAACAATACGTGCATCTGGTTCTTGACTACTTGCTGAACTAACAGGAATACCCATAACAGGTACGCTATCACGTGCATGAATTGCCAAGTTGTTTAATACGCTACCTGCTTGATATGCACCATTCATGTTATACTCGGCATGTTCTTCAAACACATCTAATATAATGTCTGGATATAATTCTTTTGCTTCTTGAATGGTCATTGGATCATAGAAACCACAGAATGGTTGGTCACGCATTTCTGGTACTGTAGGGTCACAAATCCAATAGTGTTGTGCTATAGAATGAAACTTGATATTGATATTCCATCCTGTTAATTTATACTTTGCACTATAAATGGTATTGCGATTAATTGCATCATTTATAATTTGTTCTTGATTGTCTAAATGTATATTATGCAAATCTTCTTGGTCTTGATTCATTGACTCTAAGTCTGGTTCTTCTTCACTATTGGTCAATGTATTCATATGCGTATCAAGCATATCTTGTATATGACTTTGTTGTTCTTGACCTAACAATTGCTGTACTTCAGCCATTGTTTTTTGCATGTCAACTGTTACTTTTCTTTTGTTTTGACGAAACGCAGTTAATCCACTATCAGCGGCTTGTTGTTCAAATGCACGTAATTGGTCTAATGTACCTTGTGTTTCTACATAACGTACCATTGGTTCACGAATGGGCTTAATCATCATCATGCCATTCTTGTGCATGTTTGCATCCATTACCCAACGTTCTAACACAAAGTGTGGGTCATTCATTTCATTGATAACATGACTAACCATGTTTGTTGCTTGTCTTGCGGCTACTTCGTCATCTTCGTTATCGGGTACAAAGTCAAAATTTACTTCGCCATTGGGTATTAGTCCCTTAACAATAACAGCAGTTGCATAGTCAACAACAGGCTTAACTGATGGATGTATGTAGTCGATGCCATTAACTGGAGCAGTACTATCTGTAACTGCGAGGCACAAATAGTGATAATCACTAGCACGATTAACAGCATTTTTTGTTCCTAAATATCGTAAATAACTTGCCATTTTTATGTCTAGCAAGTTTTTCATTTTAACAAAGTTATGATTCATTTTGCGATTTTGATTGATATCACTCATCGCTATGTTTTTAATGTCTAACATGGTTGGGGGTTTACCTTAAGTATACTGTATTTAGTCTTTATTAATATTTAGAAATTCTTCGATTGTCATGATAGGCAATTGCCCATGCTGTTTTATACAATCTAGTTGTTTTTGCTTTAGTTTTGAATGTATAAAGTTACCACGTACTGTGTTGGGGCCTTCTGTTTTGAAATGATTGTCTTTTTTATACTCACGAATGTTTCTAGTACCATTACCATTGTCATATTCCCAATAGTCTAAAAATATAAATTCTGTGTTGTTTGGCTTGTTATCAACAACAGTAATTTTATTATCCATCCATTTTGTATCAACCAATATGTTACATCTAAAACCCAAATCAACACCCATAATTAATAGATATTCTAAGTTGTTGATATCATTGACTTTTCCAGTATAAGCAATATCAACATCACTTGCGCTATTAATATCATATATGCTTGAACCCAATATATTGCATTCTAAATTGCTAGATTTAATAATTGGTTCCATAGCAGTATACCACAAATGTATTGCTTTAATTGTGGGTTTATCCCACATTCTATAAGTTGATATTGGACCTCTTCTATAATACATGTTAACCTCCAGGATTATAAACTTGCTTTATTGCAGGTTTATTGTTATAATTTTTTTGAACATATCTGTCTCTATGACTTATCATTCGTTGTTGTGGTGTGCGATTGTCCCAAGGCTCTGCTAAACCATTCAAGCAACCAAGCAATGCATAACGACAACTATCAATGCAATCGTCAGGATCGCTAAAACGACCTTTCTCATCAACAAAGTAATTTCTTGCTTCGCTTAAAAATTGCACACAGTTTTCATTAACTACCAAACTACCAACTTCTAACATTTGACGCATTTGATTGATACCATATGCTTTGTGATTGGTAGTGCGACCTTCACTATCAGGTGGATTCATAATTGGCTTTTCATAAACATTTAATTCATAACTTTCAAACAACTCACGTATTGAACTGCTACTCATTGTATAACGACCTTTTGTACTTGCATCAGCAGGTAATACGATAGGTGTACCAAACACTTCTGGTCTTAACAAATGATTAATGTATTGTGTTGGTACTGCTTCTTCAACACCCTGCACAACAATTTGTTTATGCAAAAATGCAATCTTTTCATATGGTTCCCAATACATTAAACTGATAACAGTTTTATCATTGACCAATCCCAAATCCAATGCAATAATGCGATGTATGTTTTGCATGTTTGCAAAATCATAATCACCTGTTTTGTATGTGGGCCAATCACGTATTTGAAACACAGCACCTTTACCCATAACAGGTTTACCAGCAATACGTGCATCACGTTCATGTGGCAAATAATCACGTTCCAATTGTTTGCGTGTTTCCATTAATAAAAATGGTTGACCCCAGGGATCGTATTCAGGAACATCGTCCCAACTAACACGAATAAAATCGTAACCTTGTTCTTTGTTCCAAAATTTACTAACTAGTCCATTAAGACCTTTTAATGGCGTGAATGAACAAAGAACTTTACCTTGCGTTGTTGCGGTACGTGTGACAATTTCACTAAAGAAATCATCTGGTGGTTGTTCGTCAAAGACTGCGAGGTTAAGTTTGAAACCTTGTAACTGTCTGACTTCTTGCGTATAATTGGCAAATAGCAAATAACTATTACTACCGCTGATATGCTTAATCTCAACGCCAATGCAGTTGGCTCCATCATTTCGCATAGTATCAGTAACAATACAATCACGTGGTATAGCACCAGATCCAATATTTTCAGTAATTTTGACATCTTGAGTTCCTATCAATTCATTTTGTAATACCAATGCAACCTGACTCCAGCCCTCACCTGCTACCATGCAAGTGATTGCTTTGTCAAAGCGATAACCTTCCCACCAATCGGGATATTGACCTGTTAAATGCATGGCTGTTTCATAACAAGTACTAACTGTTTTACCAATACGATTAGCGGCAAGAATACCTCTGCGTTCGCTGTAACCTGTCTTAAAAAACTCTAACTGATGATTGAAAGGTCTAAAGTATTTTAATTGATGATACTTCATGTCTTCAGCCACAGTAATACTCAAGTCCATTAATTTATTTTTTAATGGACCTGGTATTGTTTTTAGAGCATCTATAGTAAGATTGTGTTTATCAACAGCCCAACGTAATGCTCTTGCCATAAGAACATCATTACCAAGCATAATTAACTTTGTAAATCTTTACGAATAAAGTAAATTGCTTCTACG